AAAATTTGGGTGATCATGTTTATGAATCTTTCCTATTATTAACATACCAGCTGGTATAGTTATTTCTCTAACATATATACCATCTGAAAAGGAATGTTTTAAAGGACACATATCTGAGTCTCCTATAATAACATCTTTATGATCTATATTTTTTATTCTATTTTCTAACCCCATTATTTGAGTTCGAAAATTCTTTTTAGATAGACCTAGATCTTTTTTCAAGTCTACCTCTTGCGATTTTTTCATTTAATTTAATTTTATCTAGGCACAAAATCTCCACTAACTGCAAACAAAGATTTTAAACCTCCTTTATTAGTGGTTTCATCAGTTGCCATTGTCACTGTTGCATAATACCCTTTTATACCCATTGTTTGATTACCCCATATTACTTCACCTGCCATTGGAGTTATAGTATTATTTGGCACTATTGCCCAATATTTATTTTGTTTTCTATCAAATCCAGCTCTATATTGTATACCATCTGTAGTATAAGCTCCTTCATCATAACTATATATTCTTGTATACTCATTAACATCTGCAGCTATTAAAGTTATAATAACATCCACTGTCCCTCCAATAGTAGTTATAGGTAGAGTAATTGTATCACCCGCTACAAAATCATTACCAACTGTTGTTACTGTTACCACAGTCACTATTTGACCTGCTACTGTTACATCGATAACTAATCCTGTTCCACTACCACTAGTAGTCCATGCTGCCGCTGTATAAACATTATTTGTTCCATCAGCGGTATTAGTAGTTATTGAAGAAACTAAATCTGTTGCAGCTATTGGCCCACCGCCTAAAATTGTATCATAATTACTTAGCCATGCACCTGGTGGAGTTACTGTTGGATCCTGCCCTGTACTATCTGATATTAAGTTAGTTACTTCCCATCCATTACTACCTTCGTAATTTATTGTTTTAAAAGTTTTAACATTATTAGGTGCAGGATTAAATACAAATTGTATAGTTGAATCACTTTGTACTCCATAAAAAGTATTTCTATTATTAGCTACACTACTATCATAATGTTTATATAAATAAGAAACCCCTGTATCTCCTTTAAATGAATAATAATTTCCTTTACAACTAAACATGTCATCAGGAGAATAAGTATAGAAACTTGTCCAACCTTGATTTCTTTCATCAAAGGTTAAAGTTTTATAATCGCCTGAAGATACTTCAGAATTTTCTTCAAATACCGCTGCTTCTTGTTGTAAAGATATAACATAATTTTGATTATAAACATCATATCCGCCTAGTATATATCCTCCATCTCCTATTAACGATAGTTGATCTCTAAAGAAATCCATCATACCAGCATTCGATATTTCTTGTATTTGACTTCCTTGTATTTTTAATACTGCATTTCTTTCTTTATCTACAAAGTATTTTATATACCCATAGGTTGCAAATGATTCTGGATTAGTNCCTATCCCCCAATTTCCAGGAACTGGAGTTATTTGTCCTATTACTACTCTACCTGTACTACTTAAGCCAACACCCTCNGCTGTATAAATAGCATCTTTATCTATTAAAGCTACATTTACTTTTCGCTCTTGGAATATAGTTAAATTAGTATCTTCTGCAAATAATTTTTGTATTGTTCCATTAACAGGATCAACACTCCTTGTTATAGATTCTGCTACACTAAACTGATTAGTATCATTAATACCTGTCCTAGAATTAAATATTCCTGAATATATTAAAGTATTACCTCTTCTTTGCTGCACATCTTCTTCTGAAACTAAATAAGCTTTCACCCCAAAATCAACTGTAGTATTATTATAACCACCTCTAATTCTTGATTCTTCTATATACCAATCATAATCTACATTTGAAATTATAGGTTCTGCCCAAGTATACCCTGCTACATTTTCAACTGGAGGATAAGGAATTCTTCCAGGTTCCATTAATTCTTCCTGACCTGAAGCTACATCATCTATAGTAACTGTAGTAGATCCTGTACCACCTCCACCAAATACATCTTCTATTGTAGCTTCATCAAATATTATTGTTTGTGTATCTAAATCAGTTGGACTTAAATTTTTACCTGAAAGTACTACTGTAACGACTGTAGTGGTTCCTCCCGCGATAGTCATTGTAAATGTTGCATCTCCTGTATAAGTTCCACCTGAAGGAACAATTGCTTGAGCGGCAGCATTGTTAAACGCAGCTGCTGTAGTAGCAATACTTAATAATGGCTCGCCAGCTACTAATCTATATCCTGTAGTAGTTGACCCATATATTCTCTTTAAATAAAAGGAATTGAAATAGTTTATATCTAAAGTTATTGCCATTGTCTTATATAATTATCACTTGTTTTATTAAAAATTACCACTAAGGATTACATGGATTGTTACTACCTGTACAAGCTCCACTACTATAAGTGCCATCACCAAAATCTACATAAAACTGGGCCGCAGTAGCACCATCACCTGTTTGAGAAGAAGTTACTACTCTATAGTCTCCAAGCTGATCAAATATATATTTATAATACACATTAACTCCCGGTGCTTGATTTGTATTTAAATCTAGTTGTGGGTAAGTAGGATATGCTGAGGCATTATATGTATTATATAAAGATGGCGTTGGGGAGATACTATCAATTTCTGTCCAAGGATTTCCAGGTCCTGTTCTATATTGTATTGCTATTTGTATTGATGCATCCCCTGCTACCGTTGTATCAACTTCTAAATAAGTTATAATTTCTATTCTTCCTTGGAATAAACCACCTTGACAACATGTAGTACTTACAGATGTAGGATAACAACTTGCACCATCTTGAGGGCCTAGTGAATTATATGCTCTCTGAGAATTATAGAAAAAAGTAGGAGTAAGACCAAAAGGATTGCTTGTACTAGTCGCAGTTGTTGTAGTATTATCCTCTGCAAGTAAATATTCTGCTTGACTTACATTAGCGCCTGGAGGGACGGGCATTTTAGCGGCAGACCCACCGATTGGACCATTACAAATTACTTTTGGGGCATATGCTGTTCCTGCTGTAAAAGTAATTCCTTTAGCTATAGATAAAAATCCAGCCCCTGTACCCTGAACATCTGCTAAGTTTACATATACTGTATATTCTTGTTCATTAATCATTGTTTTTGAAGTAGTTATCAAGCCTGTGCTATCAATACTAAAAAAAGCTGTTTCACTTGCTGGTAAGACCGACGCTATACTCCAAGCAAGTTCTGCTTCATAATTATCTGTATTTAAAATATTAGTTCCATTAGTACCATATAATTGTACTATAGTTGTATCTCCCACTAAAGGATTTGAGGCTAATGTATAAGCTGGAGTAGAAATAACATTACCTGCATCAATAGCTGTATGATACATTACTGGTGCTACATTAGTTAAATTAAAAGTTAAGACAGCTGGAAGATCATCATTATATGCATTCCCACCGGATATAACATTTAAACTTACTATATAAACTCCACTAGAAGGTGTCGCCCCTGTAGTTGTTATATACCAAAAATAACTATTAGTTTGAATCTGGAACTCAGGAGAGCCACTAGAATCTAAGCCAAAAAGTTCTTTAACATCTGTACTAGGCTCATTTTGTTTTACTATTTGTGTAATAGTTACAGAATCTATTCCACCACTTACTTCGGCACCAGAGCCATTTATAAATTTAAATGCAGTTCCAATATTAGCAGAATCTGTTACACTTTCTGCAAATGATGCAGTAGAAGCCGTAGTGATACCAATTATGCCTCCATATTCTGCCACTATAGAAGAATTTAATGTTTCAATTTTTCCACACATAGTAGTTTCCCAATATATATCTAATAAAGAAAATACTGGTTTAGTTTCAGCTATAGATAATATAGGCATCATAGCAACCGCTCCACCCTCAGATCCAGTGTATCCTGAATCTATACTTCCTGCTACTATCGCTCCGACTGGATTTCCAGAATTAGCTGAAGTACTAAATGATACTATAAAAGGATTTTGATCAGATCCATAAAAAGACGGAACACTAGACACGTCCCCATGGGGAATAGCTCCTGTTGGTTTATATTGTAATATTTTCTTAGTATCCTCCGGGTCTGGGGATCCATCCACAATTATTGCCCCTGTAGAATCTACACCTACAGTGCTATTATATTCTCCTTGATTACCATAAGGAACCATATAAGCTGTATTACCTGATCCCCATGCTACAAAAGGAATAGCTGCATATTGAGACTCCCTTACTGTAGAAATATTTTGTACGTTTTGACTTGCGGTTCCAGGATAATATTGTTGATTATAAGCAACTGGAGGATAATTAGTTACATTTTGAAGTACATCAGGATTATTAATTCTAATATATAAAATCTCATCACTATTAAACTCTTCATCAGTAGGGCCTACTTCTTTAAGATTTCTAGGAATTTTATTTATATTATCACCTATAAGCGTAGCTAAAGCTAATTTATTTCTATATGTTTTAGGTATAGTTGGGTTGGTTGAAACCGCTCCAGCATTAGGTTTTAATCCTCCTCTAGCATTACTTAATCTATCTTGTATCGGTAATCCATTAATAAATCCTGGTACATAAACATTATAATATTCTTGCTCTTGCTGTTTAATTACTATTTTATAAGTATACCAACCTAAAGGATTTGCTTCGCCAACATTTACTGTAAAATCTCCAGCTCCATCACCACCATCTACTCGTAATTCATCTCCTTGGGTATATCCAGATCCTGCAGTTATAATAGTAAGTCCATCAATTTCGCCTGTCCCTATTATTGCGTTTACTCTTACTGTGCAACCACTACCTGTTCCACCTATTGTATTATATGTTACCCCTGTTACATATCCATCATCAGCATCTGTAATAAGCAAAACACTACTTACCCAACCTTCTTCTCTATATAAACCAGGTTCTCCTATAGCAGTATTAGGACTATTTGCAAACTGTTCATCTAATGTAACGGTTAAAGCTTTCCCTATCCAATCTATTATTTTAGTATTAGTATTATCACCTAAAGTATTATAAGGTAAATATACACTAGACCCTGGAAGAGTTTTAGTATCATCATAAGAAGATAATATAACGTCTGATTGTCTCCCAAAATAATCTGCTAAAACAAATCCTATTTGATAAGTTCTATTTTGTTTTACAGTATGATAAGGATATTGAGTATATAAATCTTCTACTGTATTTCTATTATTTGTTCCTGCACTATAAGCAATAGATTTAGGTGGAGTCATTCTTTCTACAATGTTTCCATACACCACTCTATTACTAATAAGTTCTTGTCCTAAAGCCTTTACAGGAACTTTATCATATACCCGAGTAGTTTGTCCTTCGGTTAAAGTTTTATAAGGTTTAGTAGATTTATAATCATAATCCCAATAATATTGATCTATTAAACCATTTACAGAATCATCATATTCTACTAATGATATAGTTGATGAATCTACATATACTATAAATCTACCATTACTTCCAGTAGTATCACATGTAACAATATCTCCATCTTTATATTGAGATCCATTTGTAGTAATAGTTCCTCCAGTAATAGCACCAGTGCCTGTTATAGTAATAGTTAATCCGCTAGCTGCTGTATTGGCTACTCCTGTATATATATTGCCATAATTAACTACTGCTTCTACCCCAGCAGTATATCCGCTTCCAGCCGCATATAAACTTATAGAACTTGCAGCCCCACTTTCTGTTATACTATTTGTTGTAATACTATCTAAAACTTTAACAGATAAAGCATCTGATTCTTTATATAAAACTTCAATTGCTTTTACATTGTAAATACTTTGAAGGTTACTTAGTGAGGTAGGTAAAGGAATCTTTAATCCTATAGTATCTACATCATTCTCAAACCATTGTAATATTGTACTAGTATATGCGTCTTCCTCATCTTGATAATAATTATTATATGTTGCGGCAAAAGTAGAAACCCGGATAGTTTCTGTTTGGTCTATTTGCCCAGATCCAAATTCCCCATATTGTTTTGGTATAAACATTATTTGACTAAATGGAGCCATTAATGAATACTCATTATCATCAAATTTAAATCTATAACTAAATCGTACAAACTTATCATCTAAAAATGAAGGATCCCCAGGATAAGCAGCTTCATAAAGAGGATTATCCCCAAAAGTAACTGTATCTGCGGGGTCACCAGAATCACTAAAGCCTGTATAACTTCCGCCTGTAGGGTCTTGATCAAAATAAATTTGCCAACTTGTTACTCCCTTAGTTGTAGTTCCAGAAACTATCACTACATCTTTAATCCTTAAATCACTAGGGATATCGGTAGGGCCAGGAGTTTTTGAAACTAAATCTCCAATTTTAGGAATTCCTCCTAACGATATACCATAAGTAGATTCACTTCTTAAATCTAAATATTGCCACCCATTAGGATTATAAGAACTAACCGTTGATGGAGCTGTATTAGGTTTTGCGGAAACATCTTCTAAAATTTGTTGTGAATAGTTAGACATATATTGGTCACTATGATTCTCCATAGTAGTTCTACTAAAATCTACTTTAAATCCGGTAGCTAAAACAGATCCTATAGAAGGGGATACTTCAAAAGATGTAGTAGAATTTATCTTAATAACTTTAACTAAGGTAGGAACAAGTTCTGTAACTCCTGGTCCTTTATTATGATCCATTACTATATCTCCAACTCTTACACTAGGTAAAGGATAACTTACAACTAAAGTAGTAGCAGTGGTTGTTGCAGCAATAGTTCCCGTAGTTCGTGCCATTGGAATAAGAGGATTCCAAGGATAATATTTAGCTACAGAAATTTGAACTTCTGTAGTATAAGCTGAAGGGTTATTACCTGCTGTAGTTATATTTATTCTTCTAGGTTGATTAAAATTATCCGTCCAGAATAATAAATTTTCTATTAAGTTAACTCCATGTATAGGAAATTTTTGATTAAAGTTTAACCAATATCCTGATACTAAAGTAGTAGGAGATCCTGGGTTACTTAAATCAAACTCTACTATCATACATGTTTCCGCTGATGTTGCTCTTGAAGCTGAATCACTATTGCTAAATGTTGTGCCAAAAACGTATACTCTATTATTAGTTTCATCTACTGTATGCCCTATAACTACAACATGAGCTGTTGAAGAAATAGTACCTACTTGTAAATTACCTAAAATATTTTCAAATTCACCTACTGTAGCGGCTTCAGATCTGCTTATCAATAAATTGACTGCTTCTCTATATTCTCCTTGCGGAAGAATACGAGAGTCCATGTCTTGATTCATTCTACCTTTTAAAAAGGTATTTTTAATTTCTGGCATACTTTAGTGTTTTATCCATTTAGATTTTCCACGCATTACTTGGACGATCTCATCTAATTTAATATTAGATAATCTTATTTTTGCATTTCTTAATGCAGCATATCTTTGTCTTTTATATTGTGGGGCAATAGAAACTGTTGCAGTTCTTGTAGATAATATACTATATAATAAGTGTTGATACATTGCTTCTTCGGCAAGTTTAGGAACTTTAGTATCTAGATCATAAGCTAATCCGTCTGAAACATATTCTAACATTACTAGTTTATTTTTTAAATCACTAGAAAAATTAAACGTACCTCTTTTTTCATCTATATTAAACCAGCCATTCATTTGCATATTAACAGGGTCGCCTCCGTATCTTTGTCCCCAATATCCGCCAATTCCATAAGCTTCTCCCCACCAGTCATACATATAAATAGTAGGATTGCTACTACTGTTTGCAGGCCAAAGTCCTGTAATATTAGCGGTATTAAATCCTTCCCATCTTTCATTAGTTTGTGAAGTACCGTCTATATTATCTCCAAAATTATCTTGAACAATTTCACCGAACTTATCTTGTACTGGAGCATCCCATGGGCTACTAGTTAATTGTGTAGGAAATATTGTATGTTTAATTCCATTACCATCAACCCAAGATAGTTTAACATAATTAACATAATCTTGTGGTATTATTACCGAAAGATTATCTGCTACAGTTAATTCTTGAGATTTTATACTCTTTAACGTATCATAACTGAATTCTTGTAAACCTCTTTTTGCATGAAAAATAACATCTGTTCTATTAACTCTAGGTATTAATTTATCTTGACCTACATATCCAACTATGAAGTTATTGACTATATCATTTAAACTCACATATTCATAACCTCCATAGTTATTAGCTACAGCATCTTCTTTTAATTGTACTTTAACATATGTTCCTATAGCTTGTGCAATACCTAATACTATAACACTTTGTTGCTTTGCCCCAACTTGATTAACAGTTAATGTATAAGTGGTTAAATATTCACTCCAATCCCCTAAACCTGTAGGACTTGTGTATATTCTAAAATTGTTTAAAGTAAAATCAGGATCAGTTATAGCCCAACTCGAAGTACTTCCTAGTGATAAAGCAGTATTAAAATTAAAAGTATAGTCAGTAGTTAATGCAACTGAAGTATATATAATCTGCGCACCCGCGTAATATTGTAAATTTGTTTCTTGGATTAATCCACCATCTGGTCTAGGCATATCTTATTGTTTTGAGTTTTGTTCTTCTGCTTGTATTTGCCCCGCGGCTACTTGTACAATAGTAGGATCATTTATTATTACTCCAGCATAAGCCAATATTCTAGTAATAACATTAGTTTGTTCTGATACATTTAATTCAAAATCAGTAGAACTACCGGCATTATATATAAATTGTCCTAGTGTCCCTGTAGTATAAGCCCATGTTACATCAGCAGGTTTTTTCAAATAAGAAATAGTTATATCTGTACCAACTATAATTGTAGTAGGATACACATATAATAAGTTATTCTCATATAGATATACGGGGAAACTTGTTGTTGGTTGAGTTAAAGGGGAAAGTAATAACTGTGTTATTTGATTTCTTTGTGAGTACTCCGTTAGTTGAGTACCTCTATAAAATACAGAACCTAACCTATAGATGTCTGTAGGGGTTAAAGTAAAATGAGGACCTACATAAGCTGTTGCTCCAGTCCTTTGGAAGAATTGTAAATTTTCTTCAATATTTTTAACACGATTTGCATATTCCGTGTCATTTTGTATGGCACGATACTGTTGGCTTAAATCATCTTCGTATTTTTCAAATATATTTAATTGAACCTGAGTCGCCACTTTATTTAATTCATCAGGGGTTATATATCCTCTTTGCTGTTGGTTAAGGATTAATAAAACAGTCTTGTATACAGTATCTACGTTTATTGCCATTCTAGTATATTATTTATAATAAAGGCGGCGTGTTGCCGCCCTTATTAATATTCATGTTAAGATAGTTTTTTATCTATTGCTCTATAGACATCTACACCTTCATCGGTTTTAAACCATGCGGCTAAAGCTGAATGTGGGTTTTCATCAAATGGAACATTAAATAATTTACGTTCATTTTTACCTAACGTAAATGTTCTTTGGTCATGAGATAATTTTATAAGTCCTGCTTCAATAGCTTTGATTCCAAAGTTTCTTAATTGAACATTTTCATCTTTAGCTAAATCAAGAAATAATCTAGGATTTTTCTTAGCAAACCTAATTAAATCTCTTTTTATTTCTTTCGAACTTAATTGATTTATTTCAGAACCAATCTCCACTCTTAATATTGCTTCAGATACTTCTATTTCCATTGCTCTTGCAGCTATTAATGCTTCAATTTCAATTTCCATTTCTACTAAGTCATCTTTAGCTTGTTGGATTTTCTTAACTTCTTCGTACCTTCCGTTTAAATCTGGATGATATAAAGATAAAAGTTTTTGTAAAGCTTGATGTTCTTTTGGAACATGTAAAGTACCATCTTGGAACATAATATGTCTTAATGTCACTTCTCCTTTTTGTTCATCTACAAATGGAGTTGGTTGATTAGTCGCATATCTTAAAGCTCTTTGTTCTTTTTTCACTGGATCAAACCATAACAAAGGATATTTCTCTGTATGTCTTGATTTCATTGTAAAAGTTAAAGGTTCTTTATTCCCAGTTAGAAAATAATTTCTATCTTTTATTTCCCATCCATCTTCTGGATGTGGTTGTTTTTTGGGTTGTGATGGAGTTTTAACCTTAATTGGTTGTTCCATTACAACTTCTTGTTTTTCATTTTTTGACATAATATAATATAATTAAATAGTTAATAAAAATAAAGGGCAAGGCGCCGAAGCGCCTTTTCCTTTAAATAATAATTAAGCTGTAAATAATACGAAATTATTTCTAGCTTGAGTACAAAGACATCTTTCTGATAAGAAATTTACCTCCATAGCATCTAAATTAGAAGTAGCAGCACCGCCAACAGAACCTGTTAACCATGATTTCATTCTTCTATCATCTGCTTGAGAAGCTCTATATCTTACATGCAAGAAAGGTCGTCTAATGTTTGTTCCTAGTAACTGATCGTATACTGAAGAAGTACCAGCTGGTACTAATACACCATCGATGTTGTCACCGTTAACAAAGTTAGAAGAACCACCTCTTGTAGAAGCGTCGTTTAAGTATTTCCAAGAAGTTTTATAGAAGTCATATGAGCCTCTTCTAAATCCAGAGAAACCTAAGTTAAGCGCCATATCTTCAGAGTTTTCAAATACACCATAAGATGTACCTCCAGCTCCGTAAGAGTTTTGTGTCGCTAACATGTTATCAAATAATAACTCAGTTTTTCTGTCTAAGAAAAGCATATTTTCTTCAATAGCTCCTTGAGTATCTAGATTTTCTAGAACTTGGTCGAAGTCTCCTAAACTTCCAGCATAGCCAGAAAGTACATTACCACCATTATTAATAGCAGCAAATAAACCTTCAGTACCAATAGAACCAGCAACTGCGCCAGCACCAGCAAAAGAAGGAACAGCAGCTACAATCGCAGCAACCTGCGCTAAATTAGCTAACTCACCTTCAACCATTGCAATTTCTAAATAATCTTCGAATCTTAATCTAGTTTCACCTTCAGCTTTTAAATACCAAAGATAACCACTAGCTCCATCTTCTGTCGCAACCTCTACCCAACCAATTTGAGAAGCGTCAGATCCACTTACTGCGTATCTGTCTCTTATTATAATTGGTTTGTTACTAAATGTTGTGAATGAAGGTTGAATAGACCATGGATCTCCAGCTCCAGTCTGACCTGTAGTTACAGGACCAGTAGAACCTTTTCCAAATTCAGAACCATATACAAATACCTTAAGGTTAGTTTTAGCTATCCCTGGATTTGCAAGAGCTCTAGTGTAAGGTATAACGTCTACTAAATTAGCAGCACCCATACCAGCTGGATCAAATGCACCTGAATTATCTACAATAGCTTTTACTGTAAATGAAGGATCATTTGGATCCATAATTACAACTGTCATGTTTGGCATTAGTACGTTTGTACCATTGTTAATGGTTAACTGCGAAGCAGCTGCACCAATACTTACGCCATCATAAGCAATATGTAATCTGTTTTGTTCAGACCAAACTATTTGGTCAGACATCATTGGCATTTCAGCGCCAACCATTCTTAAGAAGCCACCTAACGTTCTGTTACCATAACGCTCTACCTCGGCTTCATAAATTTCCGGTAGATATTGTTGAGCAAAATCATTCGCACCACCTGTAGCAAAGTTTAGATAATTACCATCTAAAGCTTGCATTGTTTGTGATGGAATAAGACTCCCAAACTGAGGACTTAATACACCCATAATTGTTTAATTTTAATTGTTAAATTTACTTCGTTTGATTTTTAACTTAGAACTATCTACACCATCTATAGCACGAACCTTAAATCCACCAAGATTAATATCTCCAGCTGTTTGACGAACATCTGTTCCAGGATTTTTTGATCCTTCCACAACTGTTTTTATTCCATCTGATTTACCTTGTTCGTAAAAATGATTTACTATTTTATCTATATTTTGTGCAGCATACATAGCTTTATGATAACCTCTCGTATCTTTAACGTAACCTTCCTTGTCTAAGAACTTCTCGACGAAGTTGTTTAGATTAGATTGATTTTCTGCAACTGCATTGGGATCCTTAACACCGTATCTAAATTTCTTTTCACCAACTTCGAAATCAAAACCTTTGAATTCATTAGTAAAAAGTTGTTTAGTATTGTTAAGGAATTTTTCATGCTTTTGCTCAGCTAATTCCTGTTCATTAGTGTAGCGGTTGAAGAAATCCGTTGCCTTTTGTTGATCCTGAGTTACGCCTGGTCTCAACTTGATCTCATCGTAATACTTAGTTTTTAAATCTTCCAAAAAGTTTTTGGCTTCTACAACTGCTTCTTTTTTAGCGAGTTTTTTTCTTTTGACGTCTCGCTCTTCGTCAATATCTGTATCAAATGAAAATTGCTCTTCCATTACGAAAGCAACTTCATCTTCAGTTAAATGTGGTTTGGTTTTTTTATAGTACTCTTCTAATAACTTTTCTTCATTTATATTAGAATAATCAGCATTTAATCTTACATAATCTTCTACTGTACCTCCTGTTTCATCCATAAAATTAACCAGTTTTTCAATATTTTCTGGTAATTTAGAAGTAGGATCTGAAACCTCATCTATTACTTTATTTTGCACCGACTCCCCGGCGATCTCTTGAATTTCTTCAATAGGCGAGCTGGACTCTTCAATGGTTGTGTCTCCTCTAGCGTCCACCTTTTCGCCATCTCCGGTTCGTTCTTCCACATCCACCGTCTTTGTTTCTCCGATTTGAATGGCATCGTCTTCTTGTTTTTTAGTTAAATCTACTTTAATTATTTCTTCTGTTTTTACATTAGGATCTTTAGTTAAATCCACCTTAACAGGTTCATTATTAGATTTAAATTGTTTCATTTTAGGTTTAGATTTGATTTTCATATCTCCACCTTCTGATTTGACTTCTTCAGTCACCTCAGGCTTAGTTTTTGTTTCTGTTTTTGACATAATATAATATTATAAAATTAATTAAACACCCGCAGCACCACTAAATTGTGCTGGAGTTTCTTTTTCAAAATCTGTAGGTAATCCACTAGAATTTCTTTGCTCAATCATTTTACTTTGTTGAGTACCTTCCATTTTTGTTCTTTTATCTTTCCGATCTTCGAGAAGATTTTCTTTTGATTTCATAGCTTCAACTTCTATCTGTTTCAATTCCATATCAAACTTGTGTTTGAATTGTAATTCTTGTTGTTTAAGTTGAGCTTGAGTCTGTAATCTTTGTATTTCAAATTGACTTTTAGCTTGTTCAAATTGAATATTAGACGATGTTAAAGCTTCTTGCTTTTGTACTTCTGCCATTGCCGCTGCTTCAGATGCTTGGGCCTGCGCTTGTCCTTCAGCCTCAGCTTGAGCTTGCTGGGCCTCTTGCATAGCTTCAGCTTTCTTCTTACGTTTCTGTTTTAAAACGTCGTTTGCTAATTTTAAGTTCTTTATTTGTCTAATATCAATAGCATCTTCTAAATCAATTCCACCTTGCTGTAGAGACATTTGGATATTTTGTTCTAACATTTGTCTCTCCTCTTCTTCCGGTTCTAATACTAAATAAATACCAAAATCATGAAGATTTAAATTTTGTATTTCTGCTAAAGTCCCTGTATTATAAGTAGAAACAGAACTCTTAAGAGAATTTAAAGTTAAAGGATATTTTAAAGAATCTCCAATTTTTAATGCAATGTTTTCACAGGTTCTTAGTATTAACCATAACCCTGCATCTAATATATGTTTAGTTGCAACATTAGATTGATTAGCCGCCATTTTTTGTAAACCTACTAATGTATTTTTATCTGGTACTGTACCATCTCTAGCTTCATTTAATCCGGTCACGTCTCTTATTAACTGTAAATAATATTGATATGTGCTAATTAAACTTGATATTTTTCCTTGACCCGTAGAGGTTGCTAATTCTTGAATAGGTATTTTACCAGGATTCATATCTCCTTCTTGAGTCATTGATCTACCTACTATAGAACCAGTTTGGAAATACATATTTAATGCTTCAGCTGGATTATAATTAGTACCATTACCTAAATCTACTTCTGCTAAACCATCCATATCTAAGAACACTCCATCTGGAACCATTCTAGCTATTACTTGTTGAAGTTTTAAATGAGTTAACTGAATCATATCAGCAAATCCAGTTATTTTACTTACAATAGAATTAATCCTACCTTTATACATTCTTGGAGCTACAATAGCATAACTCATTTCAACCTTAGTAGTATCTGCAAAAGGTCTTGTCATATTTTCTGATAACTTCCACTCTACTAATTCATTGTTACCAATAACTTTACAACCCTGATAAAGAACTTCTATTTTTCTTTCAACTCTTGAAAATTTATCACTCTTAGGAGGATCAAAAGTATCGTCTTTTATTAATGCTTTTTCTAAACCAGTCTCTGTTTCTTTTATTTTAAATACCTGGGTATTATAAGTTTTATATTCAAAGAATAAAACTTGAAC